GATATTATGCATGTTAAATTAGACGACAATGGTCGTTTTGTTGAAGAGATGGATACTAGTTTAAATGAGTGTTTAACTCTTAGCGCAAACATGGACCAGACAGCAAAAGCGTTTATACAAGATGCCGTTATGTCTATGATGGATGAAGGTTGTATCGCCATAGTTCCTGTTGATACTACTATAAATCCTAATATATCTGGCTCTTATGATGTAAATAGTTTAAGAGTAGGACAAATACTGGAGTGGCGTCCACAGCATGTTAAAGTTAGAATATATAATGATAAAACTGGACAGAAAGAAGATCTACTATTACCAAAAAGTATGGTCGCCATAATAGAGAATCCTTTATATGCGGTCATAAATGAACCAAACTCAACTATGCAACGTCTTATAAGAAAACTTAATCTTTTGGATGTTATAGATGAACAAAGTGGTTCTGGTAAATTAGATTTAATTATACAATTACCTTATGTTATCAAATCAGAGGCAAGAAAACAACAAGCTGAAAATAGACGTAAAGAAATTGAAATGCAGCTTACAGGTTCTAAGTATGGTATAGCCTACACTGATGGAACCGAAAAGATAACACAGTTAAATCGACCAGTTGAGAACAATCTAATGAAGCAGATTGAATACTTAACGAGTATGCTATATGGCCAGTTAGGAATCACTCAGACTATATTAGATGGTACAGCTGATGATAAAACTATGTTAAATTATTACAATAGAACAATTGAGCCTATAGTTTCAGCTATAGTTGATGAAATGAAAAGGAAATTCCTAACAAAAACAGCTAGAACTAGAAAACAAGACATAGTTTACTTTAGAGATCCATTCAAACTAGTTCCAGTTAATGATCTTGCCGAG